TCGTTTGCTTTGATTAAACTCATTAGATAATCACCCATGTTGAGCCGCTACTTACTGTCACGGTTTTTCCCGCATTTACAGTAATATCGCCTATGGTACTTCCGTTAGTGTTAGCAGGAATTGTTATGTCCTCGTTGATGACTTGGGCGTTAGTCCTAATAATGGAATTGAGGCCCAAGCTAGGCCCACCTTCACTCGCACCAATCGCTTTATAACGTGCGTCAGCTTGTGCTTGCGTGTAGGTGTTAGCTACGACAAAGCTTTGGAAAGCAACTATGCGAACAATCGTGCCAACTACCGCACCATCGTCTAAGACTACTGTAGTGCCGTTTGTCGCCACATAGTCAGCTTTGGGAATATCCAAGCCACCATAGGTCACATGAATGTTATTCGCTGTGTAGCTTAGAGTCTGACCATTTACGTCTGCGCCTGAGAATGAAGTCTGTCCTGCGGTGGCGATATACTCGTATGAATACAGAGACACGTTGCCGCTAGAACTTGCTGCTATCCAGTTAGCCCCATCGTAGACTTGCATACCTGTGCCAGTTAGGAAATACAGGTTGCCAGCCACTAGAGCGTCACCATCATTATTAGTCGATGGTTCAGATGCTTTAGCGCCTAAATACCTATCGTCAAACGAGTCAAAGCTTGCGGCTGCTGCTGCGGCACTATTGGCTGCATTGGTAGCTGAAGTAGCTGATTCGGATGCTTTGGTGGTTGCTGTAGATGCTGATGAAGCCGCCCCCGTAGCTGAGTTAGCAGATGCTGTGGCTGAGTTAGCCGAGTTAGTTGCACTTGTAGCTGCGTTGGTAGCTGAGGTACTGGCTTCAGAAGCTTTGGTAGTTGCTGTGCCAGCCTGAGTGGTGGCTAAAGTAACCTGTGCTTGTCCGTTAGTTGTAGCTAAGGAAGCTTGTGTAGTGGCTGTAGAGGCACTGTTAGCACTTGCTGTAGCTGAGTTAGCTGAAGCAGTGGCGCTATTAGCAGATGCTGTAGCACTGTTAGCTGAAGCAGTAGCGGAGTTAGCCGAGTTAGTGGCTGAGGTACTTGCTTCTGAGGCTTTAGTGCTTGCCGTAGTTGCAGAAGCAGCCGAATCAGTAGCTGAACTAGCTGATGCCGTTGCTGAATTATTTGATGCTGTAGCTGAGTTAGCAGAGGATGTAGCTGATGTAGCTGAGTTAGTCTCATTTACAGAAGCTGCGGCTGCGCTTGATACTACAGTATTGTATTTATCTATGTAGTCTTGAGTGGAAGCACCATCGTCTCCCTTTGGGCCCTGAGCGCCCCTTGTCGTTGCTGTATAGTCATCATCATCAATCCCTAACGGATTAGTGGATGACGAGTTCAAGCCTCTATCTAGTCCCATGAGTCTTTACCTTGTGTTAAAATTTATTTACGTGAAACTATCGACTGACCAAAATACATACCTACGACAGCCATAATTGCATGAGGAAGCCACTCAGGAGTAACCATTCCTTGTAGTGATCGCCACTCTGTCACTGTATTAGTAAAGTCTAAAAATAAGAACTTAAACCCACTCGTTACTTCTACAGGAACTACTGTATCGAATCCCAATACAGGAGCAATAAGAATAAAACAAGCCATCCCCATAAAGGATACAACTAGAAAACGTCTAATCCACTGGGCATTTGGGTTCTGGTAAGCCCTAGCAGACTGTACACTGTCCTCAGAGGCCGAGAATCGCTGTATGAGGGCTTTTTGCTGGTCAGCCTTATCAGACTGTCCCTGAGACCACATCTTCATTACACCGCCACCTATGACGCTCATAATCATGGTAATAGCTTCTATAGGAAATCCAAAGATAGGTTATCCCTCCCTTTTTTTCTCTAATCGTAATTCTTGTTTCATTTGTTTAGCCCTGTTACGTTCCCAAGTCATCCAAGTACCAGCAAAGGCTGGATCAGACGGATCTAAGGATACTTTAACAGGGGTGATAATCATATAAGCATCGGCTCTACAAACCTTACATAATTTTGTATTATTACGGTCTGAGATAGGACATAAGTGATCTGTTACGTGATCGTCTTCGCACTTATAAGAGTAGATGGGCATATAATTTCCTAGATACTTTAAGTAAGTAGAAGCCCTCACCGTAGCAAGGGCCTCTTTTGTCAGCTACTTAACTAAGTTAAGCTTGTGAAAGATCAATGCGCCTCGCACTGATTAGGTTGATGGAACAAGAATGCTAACACCAGCGTTATCACGCAACTCTTTAACACCGTAGATAGTATCCGCAGTGAACAAGTCACCAAGATACTGCTGCTGGTATTGAGTCTGTGAACGAACACTCTGTTGCTCTGCGAGTACCAAAGCATCTTTGTGCAACATAACAGCTACACGGTTACTACTGGCGGTAGGGCAAGCAGAAGATACAAATACTTCTACACCATACACATTACCAATCATACCCGTCTTAATAGCGTCACCACTACCAACAAAAGCTTGCTCAGTGAAACGTGCAATACCCAACAAGTCACTCTTAGCGACAGGTGGAATTACCAAAGAACGACCCGTCATAGGTACGTCATTGTTGTCCAAAACAAGCATAAACTTACGGATACCAGCATCAGTCATGTCAGCAGCAGAACTACCGCCATCACCGCCTAACTGAGTACCGCCATTTAAGGCAGGAACTAGACCAAAAAGATCAGCGTCTACTTGAGTAGCTAGGGCATAACCTGCGTCATCAGTGTAGAACCTACGTAGAGAGGACAATGCTTGCTTCTCTACAATGTCTTCAATCAAAGTTGAATATTCGTAGTGCTTGTTGATTAGAACTTGAATGTCTGCGGTTGCAGGAGAGTTAAGCACTACTTGGGTGCTTGCCGCTTTTGCGTTTGCAGCGCCACGACTAGGAGAAGGAATGTGAATTGAATCACCTTTCTTACCTACGTGACTCATACGAGTTACTAGATTAGCTAGTACAAGATTCTTCTTGTATCCAGCGATTACTTCATCCGACCATAATTCGGGGATAAAGGCGGCTGCTGTTGAGCCTGTTACGTGATTAGTACCTAATGCCATGTGAATTAACTCCAGTGTTAATTATAATATTATTTAACGCGTCCTTCTGCGTATGCCCGATAGATTTCATCTCCGAGAGATTCATAACGTGAAGGATCACTATTTTTTAAACGTATGAGGTCAGCCCTACGGTAAATTTTCTTACCTCCAACAGAGTCCCCAGACGACCTACTCTCCGCTTTACCTGCCGTTAGAGCCCTTGCTTTCGATTGTCCTTGAGCAGTTTTAACTTCTTGAGTCTTGGAGATCATTGCACGTTCCTTCCATGTACTAAGTAGTTCATCGGCTGCCTCAAAGTCGTAAGCATTGGCATCTTGAAACAGACGCTGGCGAATCTTACTCTGGGAAATCCATTCCTGAAACTCAGGTGACGCTACGGTCTGTTGAGCCTCTGGATGTTTTGAAGCAATCGCTTGTACAGCCGCGTCATTGCGACTCTTTGTATTGATTGCTTCTGCTTCCTTTATCTTAGGATG